TCCCATCGCCTGCACCAATTTCAAATGGCCTTGTGGATAACCGGAAACAGCAGAACGGCTCGCCTCAAAAGCGATGATCCTTGAGGGTGCAACTCCCTCCGAGGCTACCAAATGGCTCAGTGGATAACCAGAAACAGCAGAATGGCCCGACTTAAAATCGGTGATCCTTGAGGGTGCAACTCCCTTCTGAGCTACCAATTTCAATAACATGACTAAACAACAACAAGCATTAGTTCACATTGCAAATTTTTGCCTCAAGCAAGATGATGCTCCTTGTTCAGCACAAAGTCATTTGGATTATGCAATTGCACTCTTGTCAGAAGAGAGTGGCGATTGGAATCCACAAGATGAAGAAATTCAAAAGATAATAGTTGAAGCTAGAGAGCACACAGCTTATTATCATGCATGGGCGAAAAAGCCCTGGCCAAATAATTTAAATACTCCAGAAGCCACAGTAGACGGGTAGCCGCCTTTTAAGCGGATGATACGTGAGGTTGCAACTACCTCCTGGAGTACCAATTTCAAATGCCTCGGTAGCATAACTGGTAATTGTGTCAGATTTAGACTCTGAAGATTGAGGGTTCGAATCCCTCTCGAGGTACCAATTTCAAATGCCCTATTAGTATAACGGACAGAACACTCGGCTACGAACTGAGAGGTGGTAGGTTCAATTCCTCCATAGGGTACCATTTTCAAATACGGAGTTAGTTCAATGGTAGAACGGCGGTCTCCAAAATCGCATACAAGGGTTCGATTCCTTTACTCCGTGCCATTTTTAGATTGTGATATAGTGTAGATAGTAAATGAGATAGTTGCAAAGGGCTAATTGAAGGCATTTTAGTAGATCATAGTAGGTATCAAACGCATAGGCTTTAAAACCAACATCGAGCCGGGGTAGTGCCGGACAAGGCTGAATTGATTGAAACATTGAGATAGATTAGAAGATAGCAATGAAGGGGTTCATTGGAAACACATCGGCACCCAGCATATGCGTTTTGAAGCCGGAATCGCACGTTCGAGTCGTGCTGTCACAGCCAATTTCAACATGCTTCAGAAGCTACAGTAGACGGGCAGCTGGCTCTTAACCAGAATATTCGTGTGGTTGCAACTACCACCTGAAGCACCAATTTAATGCTCCGTAAGCAGATATAGTGATGCGGCTCTCTTGTAAAGAGCAGACAGGGGGTGCAAGTCCCTCACGGAGCTCCATTTTATTACCCTCTAGTGTAATGGTTAACACACCTGACTTTGACTCAGGTAGTCCTGGTTCGAATCCAGGGAGGGTAGCCAATTTTCAAAATGCTCTCGGGAGGTAAGGATCTCGGACCGTTTCATAAGCGGTGTTAAGTGGGTGCAATCCCCACGGGAGCGACCAATTTCAAAAAAAGTAGGAAACACAGTTGATTGTTTCATAGAAGACGCCATAGTGTTGGTGTTGATAAGAAACAACAAAGATCTTTGATAGTAAAATTTAAACGTCCCTGTAGTGAACGGTAGGTTATCACACAACTCTTTCAAGGTTGTATACCCGGTTCGACCCCGGGTGGGGATGCCAATTTCAAATAGAGCCGAAGTCAAACAGCATTGACACTCGCCTGTCGAGCGAGATATAGAGTGGGGGCAGCACCCATCGGCTCTGCCAATTTCAAATTGCAGGTAAGTGGTCTAGTGACCATTCTGGGCTCATAACCCGGAGAGCGCGGTGCAATCCCCGACCTGCGTCCAATTTTATGAAACAACCAATCTTCGTTATCAATAAAAGTAAAATCAAAGAGATAGTTGAGCATCAGTGTAAGTTTACAGGAATTCCTTATTCTCTAGATTGGGGTCGTCTTAAATCAATTGAAGAACTTTTTGAAAAACTCGATAACGAGGCAACTGAATTTGGGTGTATTAGAATGCATCGAGTTCATGATTGCATCTACAGCTTTGAGTCACATAAGATGATTACCAATGCAAATAGAATGCTCGATAGAGTTTTTGCATTGTGTAAAATATACAGAGAAGATTTAAACAAAATTTTAGTTGAACAACAATTAGACAGAATATATATTGTTGCAGATAAAAATCCCCCTTAGCTCAGTGGTAGAGCGCTTGGCTGTTAACCAGGAGGCCCTTGTAAGGTACAGCGACGATCGTAACGTCGAGGGGGAGCCAATTTCAAATTGCAGAGTGGACAAGAAGTTAAGTCGCTTGGCTCATAACCAAGAGATCGTGCGGTGCAAATCCCACCTCTGCATCAATTTCAATGCCCGAATAGCTCAACGATAGAGCGCCCGCCCTACACGCGGATTGTTGTAGGTTTGAATCCTACTTCGGGTACCATTTCATGGGGCATAGGACTGCTTGGCGTGGTCGCTGGTTTTGCAAACCGGAAAAACAGATCGGTTCGAATCCGATATGCTCCACCATAAATATATGTATGAAACAATGTAGTATTTGTGGTGAACAATTTGAAAATGGTAGAGTATATTCTAATCACGTTAGATGGAAACATAAAGCATCTATAAAAGAATGCAAGTTTTGTAACAAGCCACTTGCTTGTCATGTAGAAGAACATGAAGCATTGTGCCATTTAAATCCAATTAATTTAAGATTTTGTATTGGTTGTGGTACACCTTTAACAAAAATACAGGAGCTTTTTTGCAGCAGCTCATGCAGTGCTAAAACTAACAATGTAAACAGACAATTAAAATTAAAAACATCATTATGCTTACAATGTGGTGTAAACATAACATCTACTACATGCACAAAAAAATTCTGCACAACTTGCTATAAAAGCCGTGCAATAAAATCAAGTAGATCAAAACCAGTTGAGTTAAAATGTGTAGTGTGTGAAAACAAATTTATACATCATTGTAGATATGTTAAAACATGTAGCAAAAAATGTACATCAAAGTTACTCTCCAAACTCTCAACACAAAACCCAAACTGTGGTGGTGAAACAAATTACAAAAGATATACTTATAATGATGTGAGTTTTGACTCTTCTTGGGAAGTAGAAATTGCAAAGTTTTTAGATGAACATCAAATCAAATGGTCAAGATCAAGAAAGCATCTACTGCATTGGATTGATTCAAATGGTAAACAAAGAAGATATTATCCGGACTTTTTTCTCGAAGATCTCAATATTTACGTTGATCCTAAAAATCCTTATAAGCAGAAACAAGATAAAGAAAAACTTGATTTTATTAAACAATCAGTTATATTAATTGTAGGTAACGTAAATGAATGTAAACAACAAATTTTAAACATCAAACATGAAACTACTAGTAAAATACGACAGCAATTGGGCAGATGAAATGGACATTGACGGCTTCAAAGTGCTTACCAATGAACAATGGGAAAAATACCAACAGGATTTCAAGAAGCATTTCAAGGAAGAATGCTACAGCTATTATGTAGGTACCAATGAAGAAATTGAGTACAGTGATTTTGACGAATTCATTAGTGATTTTAAGGCATCAGAAATCACTAATGAAGAGGCTGCTGTGCTAGAGAAGCTCTTTGACAATCTTAGCACATATGGTTACGGATTCTTTCCTGAGCTGTATTAACAATTTCAGAACATTCAACTAACCGCAACACAAAGGTCGATCTTGCAAGCCGAGTACCTTTGACGGCTCTGGGATGAGAGCGCTTGCACAATCTCATTGAATGGTTTCTGAGGCACTCACTGAATTTGCTACTCAGTAGAGTGCCAATAATTTTCAAATGGCCATTGAGTCAGCTGGCGTGGACAGGAGTCTGCAAAACTCTTTAGGTGAGTTCAATTCTCACAATGGCCTCCAAAATTTCAGTTGATTGCTTAATATACATCATCTATATTGTATTTGTTAATAAAAGCTGCTGTAACACAACTGCCTTCTAAGCAGTGACTTAAATCAGTGTAATGGAAATAGTCTATGTAGGTTCGAGTCCTATCAGCAGTACCACTTTCAAAATCTCTTCGTATCATAAAAGTAATGTCATCGCCTGTGAAGCGATCTAAGATGGAGCATTACCATCCAAGAGAACCATTTAATGCCCTGGTAGCACAATTGGTAGATGCATCGGATTTAAGATCCGTGTGTTGTCGGTTCGAATCCGACTCAGGGTACCAATTTACCACATGAAACAAGAAGAAACATTACAACAAATGCTCAACAAATGTTTGCGAAGAATCATAGTGTTTGATTTTCATGGACGAAAATGTAGAGCAAATTTAAATTTAACACTACAATACATTGCATCCTTAGATTTTGAGGGTAGTGATATTTCTAAAGAGTGTGTGGATTACCCCTCATTGCAAGACGTTGATTTCTTTATGAAAGTTGAAAAATATCTCAAGGCTGAAGGTTTCCTCGATATATGATTATCTGGCTGTTGCAATGAGGTAAAGACCTAACGCAATGCCAAAAATTCCAGAAATTATAAGTAAGTAGTCCATAGGAGCTGCATTCAAAACTAAGGCAAAAACTTTGCTATAGCTATGAAGATTGCAGCAATGCAAAAAAATCCTAGAAACATGTGGAGCATTTCAAGAAAGTTCATATCATTATTTATATCTAAATAAAAGATCATTTTATGAAACCAACATACGAGTATTGCAATTTTTGCAAAAGGACAACACAACACCTAAGCGGATATTGCAGCTGCTATGAATCTACACCTTCTACAGCTGCAGGTAAAGTACTTAAAGTAGAATATTACAATACACCTCCTGAAGTTATAACAAGTATAAAAGATCTTCAATCAATCTACAGCAAAATTAAAAACAATGTTTGATTCATTTTTCTGCGACCATATTAACGGCTTTGATTTATATTCTGAAAATCCAGAAGATGAACCACTGTATAGCAATTGTGGATCCACAGCACCAAATCCTAGATACTATAATGGAGTTAAAACAACTTATGATGTATATGGAGTAGAGCTTCAAAAGACAAAAAAAGCTACTTTGTATCAATTGGTTGTCAAAAAGAAGAAAGACGGATTCAGTTACAAATACGAATATGCACTGGGTCCAGAAAAATGGCTTCCCAACAGTGAGATAAGCAGCACTCACATCAGTGAGTTTAGTGCAACTGATGTTGACTTTGCAGATGAGTTTGCTGTAACAGGCATTGCAGATTTATGCAAAATTAGCATTCCTGGTTGGCTCAAAAGCAAAGATGAAACTCTTAGAACAGTTTTCGCAATTAAGAACATGAGGAGTTAATATAACACCTGATCTATTTTATGAAACCAATTCGCACACTTGTAACAGCATCTATTAATCTACCAGATGCAGAAGCAGATTTTAAACTTCACGGTAAGATAGTTAAAAAACTATCTGATGTACATATTGACGCTCTTGTGGAGGGCATTAGAAAAGCAATAACGGAGCAAAACAATAAAATGAGGAGTTAGTATAGAAGCAATGCACTGGCATGACACGCCAGAGAAGAAGGAGCGTTACCTTCACTCCTCACCATGCAGTTCCGGAAACTTTATTTTTAGTTGCACAATTCAAAAAAGAGCGTATTGTAAAGGGTAATCAAGAAAAACACACATACATATGAATACACAAGCCATTGAACAAGTCAAAAACGTCGTTAAGAGTCATCGCATTGTTCCTTTTACAACTAGCAATGTTGAAGCGCAAGGCAACAGTCTGGTCATCAACAATGAATACCGTTTCAACAAAGTTGAAGACATCATGAATACTCTGGGTATTCGTCACAACTTGTCCAACGAAATCATGCAGAATCCAACTGAAAATTGGAATACCATTCGTCAGGCATTGGACAGCATCAGTCAGCAGAAAAAGTTTGGTTGCATTGTTCGCGCTGATAATACAGTTGCTACGCTCACCAAAGATGCTCTTGCAGTTGAACAGCTCAACTTTGACAAAGACATTGATAAACTTGTTGATGCCATCAACAGCAGCAACAATGAATTTCACAACATTTGGTTCAATGGTGACCGCTGTCAAGTCATTGTTGAAACGTCTCATGCACATGATGTGCAATTGGGAGCAGGAGATGACTGGAAGTTTGGTACCAGCATCAACATTGGCCGTTCTGCCAATCAATTCAGCAACTTCTTTTTGCGTCTCATTTGTACCAATGGCATGACCACCAAAGAAGCTGTTGGTTATCGTCTCAATACCATTGGTGATGTTGGCAAGCAATATCTCAAATTCAGTGCCAATGATGCTTTTGCGCGGGGCATCAAGCCTCGTGTTGATGCTCTCAAAGATGCGCGAGCCAGCTTTGCTGAGTTGCAAGCTGTAGCAAATGCGTTTGGTTCACAAGAAGAGTCATCACGTGGTCTCAACTTGTTGGATGAATTTCCGCAATACACTGACACCATTGCTGATTATGCTCGCAAAGGCATCAATCTCAACAAAGGCTTCAATGCCAATCAGAAGAAACTGGTTGCTACCAACCACAATTTGTATGACATCTTCAATGTAGCAACTGCTGCTGCAACTCACAAACGCGATGTGCTGGGTGCAGGTGCTGCAACAAGGCTCAACAAAGTTGCATCTGATATGTTTGTCAAAGGTCCAAATCTCAACTTCAACATTGTAGACATCTACAAAAACTAAGTCAAAGCGGTTGTAGGATAACCACATTAAACACCTACATTTTAGTTGCTTTTGCACTAAAAGCAGTTAAGTTAATAACACAGAGCAGCAAGAAGCTCATTGATCTTTGAAAAATTCCGTGGTGGCAGAACAATGGACCGCCAGTCCATAATGCACTATGCAACGTCTGGAAAGACGCCAAGTAGGTTGAGTATGTTGTGCCGGATAAAGCTGAAATATCCAAGATTGGCCTAATCTTGGTGACGTAAGAAGACAACAAATCGTTTATATACTGATGGCTGTATTGTCTTAGAGGTAACCATTCCTTTGCATCATTAACAATGAGAGTAATTGACTCATTGGATGCTGGCTGAATAATCCGACGCAACTGTAGACTTGTGAGTATTCAGTAATCTCACCCACACTAATTTCGATATTGCGAGTCAGTCCTTGGTTCCATGAAGTGATTATCGACTTCGATAGAGGAGAAAACAGACCGCCCATTTCGGCCACCAATTCTGTATGCCGTTGTCGAATAGGCATTCTAGAAAATACAGAATACGTTTGTAGGAGTCGTTGAAACCTTCAGTCATTTTCTCTCACAAGAGATAGAAAGGAAACATACACACACATGAATAAAAACGCATATGAAATTCGCTTGGAAGTTCTTGGTATGGCTCATGGTACACTCATGAATCAGTATCACGAAAAGCTGGGTGCGCATCGCGATAATGCAGTTCGTAGCAACAAGCAGTTTGATGTTGAGCTCATTGATGAACTCAAACCAAAAATACAAGACATCATTGCTTATGCAGACGAATTGTACGCATTCGTAGAGAGCAAATAAAGTCAAAGTGGTTGCTGGATAACCACATTAAACACCAGCAATTTTCAAATGCTCCAGTAGCTTAATGGTTAAAGCAGCCTCCTTATAAGGGGTAAGTCGTAGATAACGCGCCGATGAGAGTTCAAATCTCTCCTGGAGTACCAAATGGCCAAGTAGCCCAACGGCAGAGGCAACGGTTTCAAAAACCGTGTGTTGTGGGTTCAAATCCCACCTTGGCCACCATTTGTGCATAAATAATGCACATGAACTTTAATACACTATGTGAAAGAGTCTTGATGCTTGAATCAGGATCAAGATGGGCCATTCTACCAAACCCACCTAACAATGCAATCATTGGTAAAAAAGCCGCCAAGGAATTAAAATCAAATCACACTCTTCGCGCTGCTTTTGTTAAAGCAATGAAAAATTGGGAACAAAAAAGACATGGTAGATCATGGGAAGTCATCAGAAGCAAATATGCATACCAAAATCTCAACATGGATCCATCTGCTAAAATTGTAGCTTTTGATGTTGGTGGTGAAAATCACAACAGAGCTCTAGGCTACATTGATGATAAAAATGATTATCATGTTTTGTTGGTTATGACTCATGAAGAATACAACAAAATTGTTTGAGTTGATAAATAGAGAATTGCATCTTTATTATATGGATGTATCTAAATCATAATATTCCAACAATTACATGTTTCATCCGTAATGAATACATGTATAATCATACAAAAGGATACAACGAGTTTACATTGTGTGATGTACATAGTGTTGCATCCATTGAAAAGCGAACACCATTGTTTGAAGCATTTTTAGAGAATGGTGTCAATTGGACTCGCAGACCCATCAGTGCTTTTTGTTGGAAAAAAGATGCGCCAGTTAGACCTTTGAATGAGCATATGTATTGGGATTGTTTTTCGCCTTACATAGATGTTCAGACTAGACACAGATTATCTGGACTGCGTGCACAATTGATAGCTCCCAAGGGTGATAAGCATGAGGGCATTTATATGTTTACCCTGGATTGGTCATGGGAAAACAAAGCAATTGCTGATTTAAATTTCTCAGAAACACCAGAACACAAATGTGCACATGTGTTTAAAATGGATGAAGGCAACTATTTTGCATATCCCAACAACAGAATCATTTGGTGCGATGATGCTTGGACCAAAGACCGAATTGAAAAAAATCCTGGATATTTGATTGACAGTACTATATATTCAGTAGAAAATAGTCGCAAGCTTGAAACATCAGATCACTACATTTATGAAACAAAATAATAAAGATAATGAATATGTGTAGCTATATCTATAAATATATACATGAAAACTTTTTATGTATACAAGCTTATATCTACAATTGATAATTCAATAATATATATCGGTAAAGGCAAGGGTGAGCGCATGTTTAAACATAAACAATTTGCACTCTGTAATAAACATGATAACAAAAAACTAGAACGAAAAATATTAAAGATTTTAAAAAATGGTGGTGATATTATTTGCGAAAAAATACACACAGACTTGACAGAGGTTATAGCTTTAGAAAAAGAAAAGCAAATAATATCTGAAATAGGTCTAGAAAATCTATGCAATATTTCACCAGGTGGAATAGGCGGCGATTGTTTGACCAATCACCCTAGATATAAAGAAATTTGTAAGCAGATGGGTGATAGTCGACGAGGTAAAAATAGATCTGAAAGTATTGTGAAAACAGTTATTGAAAGTCGACAGAAGTGGTTAAAATCTGAAGAATGTAAAGAGTGGAAGCAGCAGCGTTCTAAGGCTCAAAAAGATTTGGGTGAAGATAACCCTTTAGCTAAATACATAAAGAGTGAGACTGTAGAACAAAAGCAACAGAGAATGGCTAACGCTTTATCTGTTCCACGATGGAATAAAGGTCTTACAAAGGAAAATTCATCAATATTGAAAAATATTAGTGAATATAGAAAAGGCAAGATACCTGCTAATGCTGAAAAATGCAAAGTCATTAATATTTACACAGACGAAATAATTGTTTTTGATACTGTATCTGATTTCAAAAAATTCTTAAAAGAAACATATGGTACTCTTAACCACACAAAACTGCAAAAGCATTTAAATGGAGTTGAATCTCACTTCAAAGACTTTAAAGTAATAGATAGAAAAAAATATGACAAACTCACAGAGCGAACATAGCAACAGCGTTATTCTTTTAGGATTTTACGGATCTGATTTATCACATGCCCAATCTGCATGGACATCAACTATTAGAGATTTAAGTGAGGATAAGCTTAAAAGAGTACCTAGTCTTTTAAAGATGTTAGCAGATCAGGGGCACCATACACCTTTCGAAAAGTCAACGCTGCACTTTTTAGTAAATACAGATATTGCAAGCCATATTCATTTACTAAAAAGCCGCATTGGTGTTGCAATCAATGGTGAGAGCGCTCGGTATAAAGAACTAAAAGAAGATAAGTTTTATATTCCTGATGATTGGAAAGATATTAAAGTGGTAAATGGCGTTTATTCTGAGTGTTATGAAGATTTTACCTTTGCTGCTGAAGGTGAGGATTGGCAAAAAGTGATAGAAAGGTACACAAAATTAGGTAATGATCTTTACCACCAATGCCTCAAAGACCTTGAACCTGTTGTTGGTCGCAAACGTGCCAAAGAAAGTGCGCGTTTCTTCAAAACATACAACAGTCAAATTCAGGCTGATGTAATGTTCAATTGGCGTAGCTTTCATCACTTCCTAGAACTTCGCAACAAGCCAGATGCTCAGAAGGAAATTCGAGACATTGCTGCTACTATGCTTGACTTGGTGAAGAGCATTGAAGGCAATCCCTTTGAGCACACCATTGCAGCTTTTGGACATTAGTATTTTATCAAAAATATTATTTTTGTGTGCGGCTGCTTTTGGCTCTGAATAAATATCCGCATGGATGATAAAAATCTTTTGCGTGAATTTCTCAGCGGTGGCTGGATTGTGAGCCTCGTAGGCACACTTGGAATGACCGCCCGTATTCTCGCAAGTGGTAAAAAAATCAGCATCATAGAATTTTTTAGAAACATTGCAGCTGCATCCATTTGTTCAGGCATATCTTGGTTTGTATTAGAACAAGTAGAGATGGCCAGTTTGACCAAAGCAGTTGTGTATGGTGTAGTAGGTGTTGTGAGTCCTGAACTTTTGACAGGCATTGTCAAGATAGCCAAAGGATTTGCTAAAAATCCTCACAATTATATGCCTGGCAATGAAAAGGATCAAACCAAAAATGATTAATTTTGCTACATTCTTTGAAACATTTTACATGCAAGATTCAGAGTATGCGCGCAGAGGACGTGGACCACTGTACAATCAACCGCAATCCATTTCTACCAAACCAAAAATGCCACAAGGCAGTAGATTTCTTGGTAACAACGGTTATAATGCACCTATAGAAACATCTGTAGCATGGCCAACAAAGAAAAAGAAAAAAACACGTTCAAGCTTGCGTGCATCATCACAGGCAAAACGGTAGTAATTAACAAAGATTATTACGAAAAGAAAGTATCAGAAGCAGGAGATGAAGCTACTTTGCATGAGACATATACATGCAAACAAGCCAAAAGCCTACTCAAACGTGGATACAGCATCAATGAGATCAGAAAATTATTAAATGCGACTCACATTGAAACACTAGTTTCAGAATCCACCATCAGAAAAATTTTGAGCAACAACAAAGATAGTCCCATTGACTCACTAGAAAATGTAGGTGCATTTTCTGCAATTCAAACTGATGATGATGTAAAATCATACATAAATATGCTCAAACAGCATGAATAACAAACAATACACTGCAGCTATCACAGGTAGCAACAAATTCACTGTATACAATGCGCAAAGCATGGCCAGCATCACCACTATAACATGCAAAGGAGACATAGTAGGTTCTCCCAACATTTCGCAAGACATTGTAACAGTATCAATCAAGGATACGCAAGGGCGCATGCATATGTCAACATATCGCGTTCCGTCTGGTGCATTAATTTGCACAATTGCAGTAAACTAACTTGATTAATAAATTTTCCCCATTATATTTTAAACATGAGCGTAACCAAAGTCCAAAAAAGAAGCGGTAAAACAGAAGAATTTAGCGATAAGAAAGTCCTCAATTGCGCCAAGCGTGCATGCAAAGGATTGGATAATACAGATCCTAAACAAGTTGTATACAATGCAACACTCAAACTGTATGACGGCATCAAATCCAAAGAAATTGATGAAGCACTCATCAAGTCTGCACGAGCCCTCATTGAGCAAGAACCACAATACAACTATGTAGCTGCTAGACTTTTGTTGGGCAATGTATACAAAGAAGTGTTTGGAGAAGGTGTTGATAGTGATGCATTTGAATTGCAGTACCGCAAATCATTCATCACCAACTTGAAGAAACTGACCAAAGCAGGCATTGTCAACAAAGAACTGCTCAAATATGACTTGAAGGCATTGAGCAATGCATTGCAGCTGGACAATGACTACTTGTTCCCTTACAGAGGTTTGCAGACTGTCAATGACCGTTATTTTTACCGCATTGATGGTGCCATTGTTGAGTCACCTCAGTCTTGGCTCATGCGTGTGGCCATGGGACTTGCATTGGCTGAAAAGCCAGAAGATCGTACCAAGAGCTCCATTGAGTTTTACAAAGTTTTGAGCTCGTTCCGATACATGACCAGTACACCAACACTGTTCAATGCAGGTGGTGTTCGCAATCAGTTGAGCAGCTGCTTCTTGAATACATTTGAAGATTCATTGGAAGGCATTTTTGATGGCTTGCATCAAGAAGCACAAAAGAGCAAATTTGCAGGTGGACTGGGCATGGACTTTACTCCATTCCGAGCAGGCAATGCACTCATTGCTTCTACAGGAGGCAGAACTCAAGGATCTGTTTACATTTGGAAGATGTTCAATGACATGCTGGTGGCCATCAATCAGAGCGGCAAACGTCGTGGTGCAGGATGCGGCTACCTTGAAACATGGCATTATGATGTTGAAGACTTTTTGGAGCTCAAAAAGAATACAGGTGATGAACGTCGCCGCTGCCATGACTTGAATACAGCCAACTGGATTCCAGACCTGTTCATGAATCAAGTTCGCAATGATGCACCTTGGTATCTCATGAGCCCTGATGAAGCACCAGAGTTGCATGAATTGTTTGGTCAAGCATTTGAACAAAAGTATTGGGAGTATGTTGAAAAAGGCAAACGTGGAGAAATGCGTTTATTCAAAGAAGTATCTGCCAAAGAACTTTGGAAGAAGATGCTCAAGATGTTGTTTGAGACTGGCCATCCTTGGATGACATGGAAAGATGCATGCAACATTCGATACACCAATCAGCATGAAGGTGTTGTTCACAGCAGCAATCTTTGCACAGAAATTACCCTGCACAACAAACCTACACTGTTTGAAAACAACAATGACAGGCAAATCAAGACATATGGTGAAACTGCTGTATGCAACTTGGGTTCAGTCAATGTTGGCAGACACACAAAAATTGTTGATGACAAAGTTGAAATTGACTGGCCCTTGCTTGCAGATACCATTCGTGTTGCAACTCGCATGCTCGACAATGTCATCGACATCAATTTTTATCCGACACAAGAAGCTAAAAACTCCAATGTCAAGCATCGTCCTGTTGGACTGGGCAGCATGGGCTGGCATGACTTGTTTTATGCTCTTGACATCAACTATGACAGTGATGCAGCAGTGGATATGAGTGATAAACTGTATGAGTTCATGTCTATGCATGCCATTTGGTCCAGTTCCAAATTGGCTCAAGAGCGTGGTGCATACAGCACATATCAAGGTTCATTGTGGAGTCAAAACATCTTCCCTGTTGATTCTTACAACAATCTTGCAGAGACTCGTGGCAATGGTGATGCATCCATGCCACTGGGCAAAGAAACATTGCCACAGTGGGCTGAAGTACGTGAGCATGTTGCTAATCATGGCATGCGCAACAGCAATGTCATGGCCATTGCACCCACTGCTACCATCAGCAACATTGTAGGATGCAGCAGTTGTACAGAGCCTTATTTCAGCAACATCTATGTTGGTTCATCTTTGAGTGGTGACTTTACCATCATCAATGAAGCCTTTGTCAATGATCTCAAAAAGTTGGGCTTGTGGAACTATGAAATGCTCAATGAAGTCAAACGTGTCAATGGTGATGTCACTCAACTCAACAATATTCCATTTGCTGAAAAGCTGGTGTTGCAGGAAAAATACAAGACTGCATTCCAAGTAGATCAGTTCAAATTGCTGACTGCAGCTGCAATGCGTGGCAAATGGATTGACCAAGCAATGTCAGTCAATTTGTTCAATGACAAGACCAGTCTCAAACACTTGCATGATTTGTATATGCATGCTTGGGCTTTGGGAATGAAAACCACATACTACCTGAGAAACAAGGGAGCCAGTGATGTTGAGAAAGCTTCAGTATCCACCAAGGCTGCTGAAACAAACATCAGCTCCATAGAAGATATTGGGGAGACGCAAGGGCTCAAAGCTTGCTTAGTCAATGATCCAACATGTGAAAGTTGCCAATGAAAAACCCAGCCTGGAAAATGCCTCGCATGAGTAAACAATGGATGCAAGCTCACTTGACAACAGGTGAGCAGCACCAACTCATCACCATCATCAAAGGTATAAACAGTAACTTGGATTGTTTGGATGTAATTCAATGCATGGTGCCTGTATCACTATTAGCATTGTTGCAAATCAATGCTAATAAAGTTGATCAACAATGCAAAGAAGACTATGAAAACTTATGCAAAAAAATAAGTGGTTTCTGCAACAATAGCATTTAACATCTGGTTAAATACAATACAATATGAAAACAGGCGAAATCTTTGGTAAAAATTCAGAAGGTGTCAATCAAATTCTTCCTCACAAAAACTTGTGGGCATGGGAATTGTACCGCAAGGGCAAAAACAATCATTGGAATCCAGAAGACATTCCAATGACCAGAGACATCATGAACTGGAAATCCAATGTATTGTCTGAAGCTGAAAAGCAAGTCATCAAACGTTGTTTGGGGTTCTTTGCTGGTTCTGAATCACTGGTAGGCAACAACTTGGTTACCATGTTCAAGCATATTACAGATCCAGAGTGTCGTCAATACATGGCACGTCAAATTTGGGAAGAGTGTTTGCACAATGATACTGTAGTTTACATTTGTGACAGTCTCAAGTTGGATCTCAATGAAGTGTATGAGGCTCACAACAACATTCCCAGCATCAAAGCCAAAGATGACTTCTTGATGAGAGTAACAAAAACCATCAACAAAGATGTTGATGCATCAACAACACAAGGTCGCAAAGCCATTACCAAAGCTGCATTCTTGTATTGGGTTGTATGTGAAGGTACATTCTTCTTCAGCGGCTTTGCCATGATGTTGGCTCTCAAGCACAAAATTCCAGGCATTGGTGAACAAATTGAATACACTTTGCGTGATGAATCTTTGCACATTCAGTTTGGTACAGCACTCATCAACAAAGTCAGAGAGCAATATCCAGATGTATGGGATGATGAGTTTGAGCAAGAGTTGACTGCTTATCTCAAAGAAGCTGTAGAACTTGAAATTGCATATGCCAAAGATGTATTGTCTCAAGGTGTATTGGGTCTCAATGCTGATATGTTCATTGATTACATGCAATACATTGGCAACAGACGTCTGGAGAACGTTGGCATGAAGTTTAGATTTGCCAATGATAAAAATCCTTTTGACTTCTTGTCTGAAGTACAAGATCTCATCAAAGCCAAAAACTTTTTTGAGAGCAGAGTCATTGACTACCAGTCTGCAGGCGCACTGGAAGATGACTTCTGAGTTGATTTCAGCAACAATCTAAATAATATAATACATGCTTAAAAACAGTACACCGTTGGGCGCATCAGAAGATTCTGACAGCGAATTTCTAAGAGTGGTTGACAACAACGTTTGGTTTTACAGTGACATTGATTTTGAGCCATGCTTGGCCCTCAATGTTGAGCTGAGGAAGCTGGACAAGCAGTTGTTATCAGCACACTCTGGTGCTGGTACACCCACCATCAACTTGCGCATCAATTCCTTTGGTGGTTCAGTGCTTGCTGCATTTGCAGTCATTGATACCATCAGAGATCTCAAGTGCAATGTTCACTCCATTGTAGAAGGCAGTGCAGCCAGTGCAGCTACACTCATTTCTTGCATGTGCAAACAACGCAGCATGGGCAAATACTCATTCATGTTGATTCATCAATTGAGTGCAGAAGCTGGAGGCAAAATGGTGGAGATGGAAGATGACATCAAGAATGCTCGTCAGTTCATGGAAGTCATTCGCAATGTCTACAAAAAGTTCAGCAAAATCAACACCAAGAAAATTGATGAAATTCTCAAGAGTGATATTTGGTTGAGTGCTGATCAGTGCTTGGAGTATGGCTTAGTAGACGCCATCATTTAAGCTTTGCTACCATGTGTCGGTGCACTAGCAGATGCTGGTACATCACCTTTGTTCAACCCAGCTGCGGCACTTCTGACTGCGGCTGGGTTTCCTACCAATGTGAGAGGCACATTGACGAATACATGGCTGTGATCATACAACTGAACTGCATTGGGTGTAGCAAGTGCAACAACATTGCCTCCGTTAGAGTCTTTGCCAATGATGGTGCCTGCAACCAATTGACCAAAACATGATGTCAATTGTGTTTGTTGCATCTCAAGTGGTGCTGTAATGTGATTGACATACAACTCGCCTTCAATGTGTGCTCCGCCACCAACAATGAGATTGTTTTTAACACCCATGCTGCCACCAATGAATACTTGTTTGTTGTTGCTTTGTCTCAAAGTCAAAACACTTGCTGAAATTTCCAATGCTCCAGCTGCAGTGAGTTTCAAATCACCACCACTGCCAATGACTGTTTGATGAGCACCTGCAACTGTGACCATGGCACCACCAATGTTGCATTGTCCTGTAGTCTGCATGTTTACTCCCCCGCTCCCCACTGTTACGCTGAATTGATTACCAATGGTAAGATTGTAATTGCCACAAGGGAAAGCTGATTGTACGGGTTCTACATGTTTGTGTTGTTTGTATCCTTCAAATGGAGCACCACTGGAGATGAGCATTTCATTTTGACTGACACGACCTGCATCATCAATGCGAACACCTGGAAAGTTGTTGAATGATTGACCGATGACTTCTATTTTGTGTCTGGTAACTTCTACAATGTAGTCGCCACCCATGCCCAACTTTTTCTCTATTTTTGCCAAGTCAGTTGCAATGTTTTTTTCCATGTTGGCAGCATTGCTGTATGCATCATTTGGCTCCCAATCACCACCTTGTGATGATGGTGATGATTCGCCATTGCCACTGTAGTTGCCAGAACCATTGGCACCTGCAGCATTGACAATGGTCTCTGGAGTCAACTCCACAGGTTCTGGCTTGGCACTTGCAGCAGCTGCAGCTGCTCCAGCAGCATAAGAATTGTTGGTTACATTGTTGGTGCTGTTGTTGACTACAAGAGGTCCAGGAGGTGTTGCAGCACCATAGTTGAGTGCAGTGGGGTTAGAGCCTAGAGCAGGATATGCTGCAGCTGTTCCTTTGGCTTTTTTGTTGGAAGTACCTGGTGCTAATGAATCAGACTGTTCTGGAGGTGTAACACGTTGTGTACTAAAACCAGCACGTGCATATGCTGTTGGTGCATATTTGTCTTTCCATTCTTTGAGTGCATCAGCAACACCACTGCCTAGTCCAACACGCAAGTAATGTGTTTCATCCACATACAAGTTGTAGTCTTTTTTAATGCCTGTATTTTTTGCAAAGTTTACAGATTCATATTGATCACCATTGACAAGAATTTGTTGATGAGTGTTGCTGAACAGAGATGTTACATCATTGTTGAATTCCAAAAATGAGCCACCGTGATGAGTGATATTGACTTTGCGAAAATGATCTGTATCGCTGATGCTGATGCTGCCTCCAGGGCTAGCAACAGTGTATCCACCACGTTTGATTTTGTCTACATCTTCTGCTTCATTGTTTTCATATGCACCAGGATAATCCACACCAGGTGTCAAACCATAGTCTGTAGACACAGAAGACCAATCTGCTGCACCAAAACTGAATGCAAAGTAAACAGGTCTCTGCATGTCACCACCTTCAAAACTGCACCACACATGTGCACCAACATTGGGAACGCTCATAGTGCCACCAGCAGAGTTGCCATGTGGGTTGGGATAATACATGCGACCAAATGCATTGACTTTGCGAATGGGTTGCCCACGTGCACCTTGTGCTGCTTCAAAATAGTCAACCACTTGATATTCACTGTCAGGATTTTGCTTGGCCAAAATGCTGCTGGTTTTTTGACCTACATCATCCGCATTGGTTTTGACATCAGATGTACTGCCAGCACCACCATATTTGGCATCATTGAACTGACCACTGGAAGTAGAAGCATCATTGCCGTGTTGCAATGAACCTGCTGAACCAGGACCAATCAAAGGAGATGCTTGTTCGCCCCATGGCAGTTTCTTTTTGATTTCTTCAAATTGTTCTCTGGTGATGTTGCTACCACCAGCTGTTGCAGGAAAGTTTACAATGATGGATTCATTCTGTGGCGCTGATTTGTCTGCAAACAAGCTGTACATATTTGGGTATGAAGCTTGTGTTAAAATTTTAACACATCCACGACGTTGTGGATCATTGTTTTGAACAACAACACCACGTGTCAGTCCAAAGTATTTTTCTGCATGAGGGTTTTGAAGTGCTTCCATATTACATGTTTTGAATTGCAATTGACTTTCTGGCTTTATCCAATGCATTGAGATTGCTGTCAATGAAATTGGTTACAACATTGGCTTTGCTACCAACTTGTGTTATTTTGCTAGTTATGTCATCTGCAATGCTATTTATTTTGCCAGTCACATTGTTCAACGATGATAACTGACTGCCAAGATTTTTGGGACTCAGATTTGCTACGCTGTTGATGACGCATGACAAAAGATTACCTGCTGCAAATTTACAGTTTTCTTGATTCTTGATGTAGTCCAATGCTTCTGCGGCTTTGTCATCAATGCTGGTTAAGAACTGTTTGATATCATTTAGAGTTGCAAACAATTCTTGAATCAACTTGAGTTGTTGATTGATGAGTGCAGCTGCTGCACCCAACACTTGATTGACTGCATCTTGAACAGCAGAAATAACCATGCCTGCTACTGCACTGGCCAACTGAGCTGCAGCTTGTGCTGCCACACCCAACAAATTGGTAGTTGCAACTGTGGATGCAAAACTACTAAACAATGAAGGAATACACATGATGCCTTTGGCAACACTAGTGATGCGATCAAATGTGTCACTTGCTGCAGCCAGCAATCCTCCGACTTTGGTTCTGAATGGTAACATATTTTTATTTATGTTGTTGAAACAATACAGAGTAGTATTATATTAGAGTATGATAATCAGAAGAGCTCATGAAGCACCTATAAGTCAACTCAATACATTGTACAAATACAATGATTATGAATATTGTTTAGTTCATTTACTGGACAAATATCCAGAATATCTAGACTTTTATAAAATGGCACTGTTGCGTGGCAAAGATGTGTTGTTGGATAACAGCATCTTTGAACTAGGAACTGCATACAATGCTGAGTCATTTATCCAATGGATTGAGAAACTGCAACCAACATATTATGTTGTACCAGACAAGCTTGAAGATGGTTATGCCACATGCTCGATGTTTGATGACTTTTTGCAGATGATTGTACCGCCTGGTGTACGCATTGGCGTTGTTCAAGGCAAGACATACAATGAATTGTCTGAGTGTTACAAATATATGAGCAGCAAAGCTGATTATTTAGCATTGAGTTTTGACTTGTCATACTATGAATACACTGGCACAGGTGCTACAAAACTTGAGAGACAGTGCACTGGACGTCAGCGTCTGGTGAAACAGCTCATTGTTGATGGCTTTTGGAATCATAGTAAACCTCATCATTTGTTGGGTTGTTCTCTAGCTAGGGAGTTTAAATTCTACACACAAAACAACATCAAGAGCATTTACTCTTGTGATACCAGCAATCCTGTTGTTGCTGCCATCAAAGGCTACAGATACAGTGGTGAGTTTGGACTCAACTTCAAGCCGCAACAAAAGTTGCATGAACTCATTGAATACAACTTGCACGTTGATCAGTATGATGATATGATTTATAATGTTGAACAGTTTGGTAAAATTGTCTCTAACGCATGAAATGGGTAGCATTATTTTCACAATCAGGAAGTGAGTTGCGGGCCATTTGTCAGCAACTCAAAAGATCTCCTGACTTAATCATTACCAACAGCAGTCAAGACATTGATTTCAATCAATTTGATTGCAAAAATTATGTCAAAGCCAGGGGATTCAAAAACAATGACAAGTTCTACAGTGACATTCTGGATGCATACAACATTGCATCACAAGATTGCATTGTGACTTGTCACGGTTGGCTCAAAATTATTCCTGCTGCTACATGTCTCAAATATCAGATTTACAATGGACATCCTGGTGACATTGTCAAGTATCCAGAACTCAAAGGCAAAGATCCACAACAAAAAGCATTTGACATGAAATTGACTCATTCAGGCACTGTCATTCATCGCGTCACTGCACAAGTGGATGCAGGTCCCATTGTGATGCATGATGCAGTCAAGATAGTTGAGTGCAAGACAGTGGATCAAGTCATTGACAAACTCAAAAAGCAATCAATAAAGCAGTGGATTAAACTGCTAAATACATTACTATAATTCATGATCATTAGTTTCACAGGTGCACAGTCCACTGGCAAGAGCACTTTGCTTGCACAGTGTCAACAACATTATGGCAACAGATTCAAATATGTTGAAGAAGTTACCAGACTAGTCAAACGCAAATACAAAGTTCCCATCAATGAATATGGCAATGATACAACGCAGTGCTTGATTGTCAATCAACACATCATCAATGCAACTAAATACAAGAAGAACGTAATCATGGATAGGTGCATCGTTGATGGCATTGTTTATACCAATTGGTTGGCCAGCAAAGGTCAAGTTAGTTCATGGGTATGTGATTATTCTTTCAATGTAGGCAAAATGTTGGTACCTAAAATTGATTTGATATTTCAATGCGTTCCTGACTTTGAATTGGTGAGTGATGGTGAGAGATCAGATGACAATGATTTCAGAAATGAAATTAACAACATGATGAATGCAATCTTATCAACAGATACATTCAAAAATAAAGTTATAAAATTGCATGGCAATATTGAACAACGCATGCAGATTATCAAAGATACAATCAAATAAATTATGGCACAAAAACTAGACAACAGCAACATCACAGTTCATCTGGGCAAGACCTCAGAATATAAATCCCAATATGATGCATCATTATTGGTGAGAGAACCACGCAGCAACAACCGCAAACATCTCAACATTCAAGATGATGCATTGCCTTTTTATGGCAATGATACTTGGAATGCATATGAGGTGTCTGCTCTAACTGACAACGGCATTCCTGTTGTTGGCATTGGTAAGATTGTATACTCTTGCTTCAGCAAATACATTGTTGAATCCAAGTCATTGAAGCTGTACTTCAACTCTTTCAATATGACCAAGCTGGGTGCAACTCAAGATGAAGTTCGTCAGAAGATTGCAGATCTTGCAGAAAAAGATCTGAGTGAACTTTTGGAGACACAAGTAGAAGTTGCAATTCATGCCAATGCAAGTGTTGTTGCAGAGCAGAGTAATATTCATGATGAATATTTTGGCAAAGATGTTATGACTCTTGAAGATGAATGCAATCCAGGTGAAGTAACAGTTTATCAAGAGACTCCAGAGCTTCTTACAGTTGCAAACATTGATGCATCAACAGCATTCAAATATCATAGTGCATTGCTCAAAAGCAATTGTCGTGTTACCTCTCAACCTGACTGGGGCGATGTATTCATCTACTACAAAGGCAAGAAGACAGTTACTCCTGAATCTCTATTGAGGTACATCATCTCATTCCGCGATGAATGTCACTTTCATGAAGAAATTTGCGAAACTCTTTACAAGAGACTCCATGATGCTCTTGCACCAGAAGAATTGAGTGTGTTTTGCTTGTATGCTCGTCGTGGTGGCATTGATATCAATCCTGAACGTGTTTCATGTGAGACATTGCTGCATGGTTCATTGAGCAACATTGAATATTGTCACATCAAGATGCCCAAGCAATAATTTGTTGCGCCGCTTAGCAACACGAAACCAGGTTGGAGCCAGTAGAAATACTGGCTCCTTTTTTGTTGATTGTTGGTAGGAAACAATGTATTATATTGTATGATGAATTACGATTTAGGTTTGTGCTGCATTTCACTGATGCTCAAAGAGCGAGGCATTCAGTTTCAAACTATGACATATACACAGTTTGCTAAACTGCCGCGTCAACAAGCCATGCAAACTTTGAGCAAACGCATTCAAAACAACTTCAATGTTGTTGCAGCTACTGTGCATCATTGCGCTGCATTGGGCATCAAAAGATACAGACTATCTTCTGATTTAATACCCGTCATCAATCATCCTGATGTTAAACTCAACATCAATGATTTTGTAGATGCAGCTGACATATACAGTAGCATCAATGCTGCCAAGCAAGCTATTAAAACCACCAACATGCGAACTGGTTCACATCCTCCAGAGTTTATCTCTTTGACCAGTGACAATGAGCAAATCATTGCTAACAGCATTCGTGATTTGGAAATGCACGCCATGGTGTTTGATTTGCTTGAACTGCCTCAAACTTATGAATCTCAGCTCAACATTCATGTTCGCAAGCAAGGTGATGCACAACAACTTGCAGATGTATTTCTTGCTAACCTTGACAAGTGCTCTGACTCTGTCAAAAAGCGACTGGTATTAGAAGTCAATGACAATAAAAATGGATTGTGGACCATCAGCAATCTTTACAAATACTTCTACAAAGCAGCTAAAATTCCAGTGACATATGACAATTTGCATCATACTATGATAAGAGATGCAATGACACATGCAGAAGCATTTGAAATGGCTTATTCAACATGGCCTACTCGTCCTGTATTTCATTACAGTGAAGGCATCAATGGTACCAGGTCACATGCTGATTATGCAACAGGCTTGCCAGTTGATTATGGCAAGCCTGTAGATTATGAAGTAGAATTAAAAGCCAAAGACTTGGCCATTGTACCAATGCTTAAACGTATCCAAGCAATAGCAAACGACGAGTGCGTGGGCTAACTTCTGCATTTACGAATGTTGCAGCAGTTACATTTTGAACTGTTGTAGTACCAAATGCAGTTGTCAGTGTTACCAGTGATGTTGAACGGTCAGCATATTCCAATGCAATTTGACGAGCATTGTAGCTGGTGCTGGTGCGGATGCTGAATCCATTGCCTGCTGACAGAACAGCTTTGCTAGCAGCAGGGCTTGTAATGGTATTATATAAAACTGCAACAACTTGTTTACCACCTACTGTACCAAATGAACGGACATCAATGGAATTGTCTGTTGCAGAGAGAGATGTGCCTAGCAAACGTGGATTGTATGCTGTTGAGTCACGAAGTTCGAATGTAAAATTGTTTGCCATGTTATTATTTATTCAATGCATGTTGCATAATTACAATAGTCACCAATTCTTGCAGGAAAAATATCTGCTAGTACCAGGCTTGGCACTGGAGCATTTGTGACGTGCTCTGAATGATTTGCGCTTTTTGGCATTGGATTTTTTGATCCTTAAATTTGGATCACCATAGTGTACACGCTTCAACTTGCCATCCACACGTGCACAACGCATGTATTTTTTGTCACTGCGAGTAGAAGACTGCTGGCCAGTTACTTTGGTACACCTTGCACCTTTGCCTTCTTCCAAGAGGTCATCAGCATTGTTCATCAGCTGCTCAAAAAGTGCATCGAATTGTGTTGTCATATGCGTATTTAAGCGTCTGCAACATAAATATAAACATTATGCCCGCAGAATCTAAAAATCAAGCAACAGCAGCACGCATTGCCAAAGCAGCCAAACAAGGTAAACTTCCTATGAATAAACTCAAAGGAGCATCCAAAGAAATGGCCAAGGGTATGTCAACATCTGAGCTCAAGAAAATGGGCAAAGCCAAGCCAGGTGCACCCAAGAAGGTTGCTAAAGAGTCTACATTCCATGATATCTACATGGCATTGCTTGCAGAGAATGCGGAGCCCATTGTTGAAACAACAATCAATGACATTGCTGATAAAATGTCATATGTATGTGAGCATCTAAAGGATCCCTACACTCGCGACAAAGCTATGACCATTTTACGTCATTTGGGTCGTAAAGTTGTTGAACTCACTGAATCCAAAAAGAAAAAGGTTGTTGTCAAAAAAACAGAAGATGAAGAATTCAATGCCAAAAAAGCTGATCGCAACAAAGATGGCAAGGTTTCTGGCTGGGAAAGAAAAGTAGGTGAAAAGGTAGCTGCAGCTAAAAAATGAAAACTTTTGAACAATTGTATCAAGAAATCATCTTAGAAAAGAAAGATGCTTGCTACAAGAAAGCAAAAGCCAAATACAGTGTATTTCCTAGTGCATATGCCAGTGGGTACATTGCACGATGCCGCAAACGCAAAGGCAAAATCAAATGAAAACCTTTGAAGAATTCTTCACTGAAAATCTACGCGATTGGTTCAAAGGTCATCGCGATGCCAAGACTGGCAAAAAATTCAAAGGCTGGATCAACTGCAAGACTGGTGGACCATGTGGCAGAGACAATACTTCCAAAGGATCATACCCTGCATGCAGACCCACACACCAGCAGTGCAAAAAAATTAAATCCAAAATGTATAAAAAGAAAGGGTCTGCCAGAGTGCAGTGGAAAAAATGAGCAAATACGCAAGAAAAAAACCAGATGATGATGCATTGTATTACTTGCCTGAATTTGAAGTGTTGTATACAAGTGGCAGTCCAACACTAGTATATAAGCCTCTACAACTGAAACTTACATCTGTTTCACCTGACGAAATTGAGGAAGTATTATATCACTACAATGATGTAGACAATTGGATACCAGTTGATAAAATTCACTTGAAACAAATCAAGTCAGAGTATGACAAAGAAATCCCTGGTGATAATGCTGCATTCTTTGCAAAATTAAGACAAGAAAATGGCATGCCGCCATATGATGACAAGCATGCCAGAAAAGCTTTTACTAGCTTTGAATCTTTTTATCAACTAGCTGCCATGCCCAGCAAGAAAATCATTTGACCTAAATTAACACTGTCTGATACAACAGTAGATAAATGTGCCTTGGCAATTGGTGAAAGCTTCTTTGGACCTGCTCGTGTAATGATGCTGAGTAATCTTTGTTTGATAGTGCTTGTGTCTGTAACAGCTTTCTTGTTTTTGCTGGCATCCAAGTTAAAGTAAGCAATGGTACCACGGTATAGTTTACCAATGAATTGCTTGTCTTTGGTAGAAAAAGGCGAACTGATTCCGAGATAGTTGGATTCTGTTGATTGTTTCTTTTTCTTGTTAGAGCCTTGTTTGCTATATGCTTCTTTGAGTAGCTTATCAAAAACAAAAGTCTTGATTTCACGCTCTTCATACAGTGCATTAAAAGCATTAGAGAAAGGAGAATTGCGCAGTGCAATCTTTTGATCAGTTGATGGTAGAGTATTATTGTATTTGTACTCTTCAAAAATGCGACGTAGGGATATCATATGTTTATTTATAGTTTTTATCAGCCAAATGTACTAAATTTTGTTGCTGCGCGGCGTGCTTTATCCTTGCTTGCTGCTCCACTGAGGCTTTTAATAATGGTACTCTTGATATTTGTACAAGCATCTGCAGGCAATACACCAGGTATAACTACATTAAGATCTTCAAATGACTTGGCACCATCTCCTTTATTGCGACTCAAAAGATTTTTAAATGTATCAAGAGCTTTGTCCAACTCCCGCGCGTCCAATTTAGCATTGGCATACATGCCTTTGATGAATGCATCAATTTGTACTTCATCATTCATTTTGAGCTGTGAAGCAGCAGACACAAGTCCTTTGTATCTCTTCTCTTCATCTACCAAGAACTTGCTCATGAAATCACCACCTTCAGCAATGATCTTACCTTGAAGCATACCACCTGGATGAGCCATCTTGAGAGTGCTACGAATCTGTCCAATGCCCTCTTGTCTGAATTTAGGCAAAATTCTGCTGAGATTCATTAAATTTTTGATACCTTCAGGTGTATATCTTACATCTGGTCTTAGATTGTATAACAATGCACGTCCTACAAAGCTGATGTAACTGTTGGTTGTAGAGATGCTGATGGTACCTGTTTTTGGATCTTTGGATAAATCTTCAATGGATTGCGTCTCGGTTTTGTATGCAAGATCATCCAAATCAAACAATGCCATGTTACGTACAAATGTTGCAAATGCTACACCCCAAGGTCTGCCACAGTATTGTGCAGCGTTAGTTTCTGTCATTGCTAAATAATGATTTGCATCAGGCTCTTCACCACTTTCTACAGCTTTGTCATACAGCTCATGGATCTTTTTATAGGTATTGGAAAACAATACAAGTGCACGAGGAGATACAAACGCTTGATCTTCTGGACCACTTGGTACTTGATAAAATGCATTGAATTCACCATTTTTTTGTTCACCAGTTGCATTAACTTTAACAAAGTCAATGACATCTTGATGAACGCCATTTTTTTGTGCATATTCAATCCAAGATTCAGGATCAGCAACAAATGCACCTTGCGCAAATCTGTTGCGGAGAGCTGGATCAAGTTCAGATGTACCATTGAATTCAGAACCCAAGTTAGCAGCTGCAATCATTGCAACGCCTGCAGCAACAGGTTTTTCAACAATGACGCGGTCCAATGTAATCTGAAGCAATGAGTTGAGAGTTGGTGTAATACCACGATTCAATTCATCAAAGAAAAGAATACCTGCAGCATCTGGATGTGTACACCACATAACCCATGCTGGCGCTTTATATCTCAAAAAATCGACAGTAGCGTTGATGTCAGGAATACCTCGAATATCTTCTGGAAGATACTCAGAAGCACGCATATCAAATAACACATAAGAATTTTTAACATCTGGACCAGATAAAAATGCTTCCATGTTACCAACAATATCCTTCCACATAACAAACTTGCGATTTGAAGGTGTTGAAGCTTTGGCAGTTTGTCTGATGATATCAGATTTACCAATACCAGCATCACCATATACCAACATTGGCTGTTTGGTGAGAATGCTAACATTGAGTAATGTTACTAGCATCTTTGAATTAGAAGCAGGTAGATTGTAATCTTTGAATCCTACTGTTGCAGGCAATTCTGATGCTGTATTAACAAATGTTGACTTGCCGCCAGCGCGTCTCTGTGATGGATTTACAAAAGAGCCAGGCGCTGAAATTTGGTATGGATCTATGTCTGTTAAAGAAACACCAGGCTGTTCAGCTTCTTCTTGAGAATATTTTTCCGCTTTTCTAAAATTAGAGTAATGCTTATTAAAGGACATATTGTTATTTATTTATTTAGAGACATCATTTTAGATACGGCTAATCTTAGCGGCAACAACATTATAACCAAGTCTTTTGACTGATTTGATAAAAGTTTTGTTTTGATTTTCCATTTCATCTTTTGTTTTAGTAATGATAACAGATTTCTTTCCTCCTGTAATCATTTGCGGATCATTAGGATCTGCTACATCAGCATCTGTAATGTAAATGACTGTATCACTTGACTTGATTTTGATGTGCTTGCCATCAATATAGCCACGTACACAAGATATGACTGTTCCGCCTGTGCCAGCATTTTTGAATGAGTCAAATACTTTATTGATGGCTGTTGCAGAACTGGATGAATATTTGATGTTGCCAGAATCAAAAGATACTTCACCATCCCAAAATATAATTCTGATGCTTGCATTAGGAATTTTTCTGATGAAATCAGTGATTGCACTCACTAAGCTTGGAATTTCACTGTACATTGAGCCAGAACTATCAATCAAGAAATATACTGTAGGCATATCTTGCACGTTAACGATTCTGCCTACCCATGCTCCTGTACCATAAGTAGAACGTGCTGGTCTAGCTTGAGTTGTTGTATATTCAGGAGACGCTGCAACTGCGTTGATGAGTCTCTTCCAATCAATGGGAGGTGGTGGATACTTGTTAAGAATTTCATCAAGCAATGGATCTTTGACATTAGAAATTTGAGCAGCTTCTTTTCTAGCCTCATCTACCATACGACGAATACGCTCAGCATGTTCCTGCGCTTCTTGCTGAGTCATTGTTCCTTCATCTTGAATATGTTGATCAATGGGCTGTGCTCCAGGCTGCAACGCTTTACCTGGTCCATGCTCTTGTCCAGGACTGCCACCACCTGGTTCT